CTACGATCACATTGACGCTCATGTCACAGCAGTCAACGGTACAGGTATCACCATCAAGCCAGATCTCTTTTTCCAGAGTCAGTGTACCAATTACGGTAACTTTGGTGCCCTTGGTTGTGTTCCAGTTTTTGGTGATTTCTACATTTTTTGTCATGTCTGCATTTCCTTTCTTAGCTATTGCTTACTCTTATAATAATATTATATAACGTTATATGCCAATTGTCAATAGCCAATATTGGTATTTGCCGATACTCTAATCTGGTGTTCTATTGCGCGTTCTATAAATTAAGGGGGTTGATAGCTATGGAGGAGATTGCTTCGCTACCGCTCGCAATGACATGGGGTTGGGCGCAGCATGCTGCGCCCCTACGGTTATTATATGGTATATAGGAATAATAGACTATATAACGCCTACTAATTAACTTGACTTTTGGGGAGATATATGTTAAAAATCAGGTAATTGAGCAAGCCCGATTAATTGTTCGGGCAAGTGTCGGAGATGAGCGCCCGATGTGCGGAAAAGGCAGGTATAGAAACCTGTCCCAAAGGCAGGTATAGAAACCTGCCCTACCCGCCCATCGGGCGTTTTTTGTTTAACTATTTTGAATGGAGGTTTGAAATGTCTGTTGAATTTTTGTCTGGGATCGCTGGTGTGGCATTGAGTTTGGGGTTTTCGTATATTCCAAACGCTGAATCGAAGTGGGCTAAGTTGGATGGAAATTCAAAGCGGCTGATCATGTTGGTCTTGCTGCTCTTGGTGGCAATTGTTCTTTTCGTTCTGAGCTGCGCTGGTTTATCCGAGCAGTTCAAATTGGCGGTGACTTGCACTCAGGCAGGCGCAATCGATTTGCTGAAGGTGTTTGGAATGGCAGCCATTGCCAACCAGACTGCCTATGCTTTGTCCCCGGCTAAGAATTAACCCGTCGTGACCATTTCTCAGGTTCTTGATCTAACCCGTATCCTGGGTACTTTTGCGTGTACCCTCAACATTGTTGTTTGGATTTGGTACTCAAGCAAACATCCCAGGTTTTGGGGTTTTACTATGGCAGTGCTGCTGTGGGTGGTGAATATTTTGTTGTTTAACACCATTCGCTATTTTACGAAGATTGAACCTGTTACCTATAATTTCTGGTCAACGGCGATCCGCTTGCAGGCGCTGATTTGTGTTCTGGGTATAGGGATATGGATGATACTCGATGAGCACAAATGATTGGATTGTGATCATCGTGGCGATGATCGGCGCTATAGGCGGTATAGGGGCTTTTGTCAATGGCAAGCGGGCTATTACATCAGATGCAGCATCCAAAGTCACTAACGACGCACTGAAGCTGTTGGAGCCATACAAAGCAAGAGTGGTTGAATTGGAAAAGCGGCTTGACGAGTTGGAAAACGAATTGAAAGAAATAACGAAACGCTACTCCACGATTTGTGATAGGAATGATGATTTACAAGAATGGGCTGAACGGCTGGTGCACCAGGTGCAATCGATGGGGGGTAAACCTGTCATTATCCGGTTATCGCGTAATTCAGTAGAAATAGGGAAAGCACCGTGATGGATCTGAGCAAAATCAGGCTGCTTTGGCCGGTGGATCCGGAAATATACAAGGTAACCCAGGGCTTTGGGGAGAACCCGGGGATTTACGCGCGCTTTGGGCTGGCCGGGCACAACGGGATTGATTTCGGCGTTCCGCAATGCACGGAGGTCAAGGCGGCTGCACCGGGCATGGTGATGAAGGTTGGGACTGATCCCAACGGGTATGGGAATTATGTAAAGATCGATCACGGCGGGTATCAGACGCTATATGGTCACCTGCGCAACTGGACGGTCAAGTTGAATGACCTGGTTGACGTTGGGGATGTGATCGGGCTTTCAGGAAATACGGGATTCTCGACGGGGCCGCATTTGCATTTTGAGCTGCGCGTGCCGGGATATGGCGCGCCCGGGTATGCGAGCGGAGCGCGGGATGCGTCGCCGTTTATGGTGGCGGTGGAGCCCCTCCCCTACCCCTCCCCATTTTCACAGAACGAAAATGGAGAGGGGGAGATCATTGCGGGGGCGGTGTGCCTGGTGACGGCTACGGGTGGGTTGAACCTGAGAGAAGGAAAGTCGACGAGTACGCCAAGCCTGGCGATCGTGATGTACAACACGACGGTGACTGCATCCGTGGTGGATGTGGATGGAGATTGGGCTGAAGTGACTATTACTGGTTTTTTGAATAAGAAGTATTTGCAGGTGAAATGACGTGAAGGCCTGGGACGAGCAGCAACTGCAATTCACCCTTGAGCTGGACGAGGTGGCTGAGGACGCCAAAGAGCGTCTGATCTCGCCTCAGGAAGCGCGCCAGATCAGCGAGGCGGCGCTTCGGGCGCTGCAAGATCGATTTAAGACGCCGAGGCTGGAGGATGGATCCATATGCACCTGGATGCAGGACTATTTGGATTTGCGCAGCAAGGGTTGGCCGTGGCGGGTAGCGGCATACATCGCCTGGGCGAGCAGTCCAAAGGAAGGACGCTGGCCCGAAACACTCACCGACCTGGCTACCCAGGTTCTGGATTTGGCCAGCCCACGGGTGATCTACACCTGGCGGAAGAAGTACCAGACGATTGACAACGTGGTAGGCATGATGCAGACCGCACCGTTGTGGGAGCACCGCCGGGCGGTGATCGATGCGCTGGTGAAGGTGGCGTCTATGCCGGATTACAAGGGGCACCAGGACCGGAAATTGTATTTGACCTTGACCGGCGATTTCGTGGATAAGCGCGAGCTGGACCTGGGTAATTCGGTCAAGGATGAATTACTGAAAATGACGGACGCAGAGCTGCGCGCTGGGATGGGCGAGATCATGTCCGAGGATGAAGAAGATGAATCCGAGGATATCCAAGAGGAAACCGATGGCGATGATAGCAACGTCGACAGCATCAGCGACGCCTAAACGGGAGAAGGAGCTCTACGGGCGAGAACTTGCCAGGCGGAACCTGGTCGATTTCTCGACGTATGTGGCGTATCCGCGTTGGACATCAACGGCGCATCACCGGGCAGCATCTCGACTATTAGAACAGGTCGAAACGTACATTCGCACAGGCGGGAAAGAAGGCATTGGCAGGCTGTTGATCATGATGCCGCCCCGGCATGGAAAAACGTTGCAGTGTTCACAGCATTTTCCGGCGTGGCTATTGGGGAAGCAACCGGATTCGAAGATCATCCTCACCTCCTACGGAGAAGGGCTGGCGACAGGGAACAGCCGGGCGGTGCGAGACATGATCAACTCGGACAGGTACCGGGCAGTTTTTGGCAGCATGTCTTGCGTGGATACACCCGTCGAACTGTCCACAGACAGCCGAAGTGTTGCATCCTGGGATTTAGCTGCACCTAATCGGGGAGGATTGATTGCTGCCAGCGTTGGCAGCGGTATCACTGGTTTTGGAGCTCATTTGCTGGTTGTGGATGATCCATTCAAAGACCGGGTCGATGTCGAGAGTCAATCAAGCCGTGATAGGGTTTGGGGATGGTGGACATCCACGGCGTATACCCGACTGGAAAGCGGCGGAGCAGTGGTGGGTTCACTGACACACTGGAACGGAGATGATTGGGCTGGCAGGCTGATCAAGGCAATGGTTAACAATCCAGAGGCAGACCAGTGGCATATCCTGTGCCTCCAGGCAATCTACGAGCCGTGCAACTATGACCGGGACAAAGAAACTTTTGAGGATTTCAAACTGCGGATGATGCGGGAGGGTATTTTCGTCCAATTGGAGGATCCATTAGGTAGACGACCAGGTACAGCGCTTTGGCCAAATAAGTACCCTGCAAAGAAGTTGATGCAATATAAGATAAATGTTGGGCCGTATGACTGGGAAAGTTTGTATCAGCAGCGCCCGTATTCCAGGGAAGGCAATTTATTCAAGCGGGATTGGTTCACGGTGGTGGAGACACCGCCGAAGCCTGAAGACATTATTGCAAGGGTGCGCTATTGGGATAAGGCGGGATCGAAGTCTGGTAAAGGTGACTACAGTGTTGGGGTGCTGATGTGCCTGACTAGGGACGACGTGTACTATGTCGAACACGTCGCCAGGATCATGGGGACACCTGGAGACCGGGATCACTTGATGCAAGATACCGGGAAAATTGACATGCAGCGAGCAGGGATCAAGCCGGTGATATGGCACGAACAGGACCCGGGCAGTGCAGGCTTGGACAGTGCACAGGCAACCAACCGGATGTTCGCAAAATTAGGGATCACAGCGTATTTCGAGCAGGTGTCTGGATCAAAACCGTCACGAGCTGGCCCGTGGAGTACGCAATGTCAGGCGGGGAACGTGCGGCTGGTACGTGGGGCATGGAACGATCCATACATTGAGGTGCACTTGAGATTTGGATCAACGAAGAGCCTGACAGATGATGATGTGGACGCAAGCTCGGGCGCGTATTCCAAGCTATCCAGGCCGAGATTAAAAGAGCCATCGAGCTGGCAGGGATGAGACTATGACGACTGATCTGGAACGAGCCTTCAAAGCGTTGAACGATAAGAAGTCTGTTTATGACCAGTTGTTTGCGTATTATGACGGGAATCAACCCCTGGTCTATACGGCTAAACGGCTGGAGGAGATCTTCAAGAGCCTGGATGCGTATTTTGCGGAGAATTGGTGCAGTGTGGTAATTGACGCCTGCCAGGATCGGGTCAATCTGCGGGAGATCCAGGCAAGTGATCCACGGGTGCAAAGCGAGCTATTGAACCTGTGGCAAACGTCCGAGCTGAATCTGGAGAGCGACGAAGTGCACTGTGCGGCGATGGTCGCCGGTGAGGCGTATCTGATCGCCTGGCCGAACGAGCAGGACGAGCCGGAGGCATACTACAACGATCCACGCCTGGTGCACCTATTCTATTCTGCCGAGTTCCCGCGGCGCAAACAGTACGCTGCCAAGTGGTGGACGGACGATGATGGTCTAACTCGGATGACCCTGTATTACCCGGATCGGCTGGAGTATTACCGCTCGAATACCAAGAGCGAGAGCGTGATGTCTCCGAATGCTTTTCAGCCGTTCGGAGCTGAGAGAGTCGAGAACACCTATGGCGAGATCCCAGTCTTCCATTTCCGCTCCGGGCAGAGGAAGATCAAGAGCGATCTCAGCAACGTGGTTCCGGTTCAGAATGGGATCAATAAACTGCTGACCGACATGATGGTGACGGCTGAGTACCTGGCGTTTCCACAGCGCTTTATTATCAGCAATGCGGATGTTAAGGGCAAACTAAAGAATGCCCCCAATGAGATCATGGACCTGCCTGCCGGGGATGGGATGGGGCAGCAGACCCAGGCCGGGCAGTTCCCGGCGGCGGACCTGGAGAATTATCTCAAGGCCATCGAAAATCTGGCTATCGCTATTTCTACGATTACCCGCACTCCCAAGCATTATTTCTTTTCGGTGGGCTCCAACCTATCGGGAGAGGCTCTAATAGCGATGGAGGCGCCGCTGAACAAAAAGGCACAGGACAGGATCGACCGGTTCGTGCCGGTATGGCAGCAGGCGAGCGCGTTCATGCTGAAAATTGCGGGCTTGGATGTGGATGCGAACGTGATCACGCCGGTGTTTGATCGTCCGGAGACGATCCAACCCAGGACGCGGGCCGAGACCCGGCAGATGAACGTCAATGCGGGCATCCCACTGGTGACGGTGCTGCGGGAAGAGGGATGGAGTGAGGCGAAAATCGCCCAGATGCAGCAGGATAAGGAAGCAGAGAAAGCTGGCGAGCAAAATAATTTGGCGAGGATGCTGCTAGACGCCGAGCGGAATTTTAACGCAGGAGGAACCAATGCCGTCTGAGATCGAACGGGCAATCAACGACTACCGAATGCGCATACTGGCCCAGGAAGCGGCGCAAATGCGCGAAATGGCGCAGCGCTGGCTGCAGGTCGAGAATACACTGATCAGCTACGTGACCGCACTGACCTACGAGATCGCCGAACTGCGCAATGCAGGGAAGAAGATCGGGCAGGCCAAGATCGAGAAGCTGGACAGCTACAAGAATATGTTGGTGCAGAGCAAGGAAGAGATTCGCAAGTACAACGCATGGGCGGCAGATCTGATCGCCAATCGACAGATTGCCATGACCGCCCTGGGGATTGAAGGGGCGGCGGATACCATCCGGGCAGCGTATTTCAACGCAGGCAAGGTCGGAGCATATTTCGACCTGCTCCCGGTAGAGGCAGTGGAGACGATGATCGGTTATGCCGGGGACGGCACCCCCTTGAGCAAACTTCTCCAATCAAAGTACGTCGAGACGGCGATGGACATCAGCGCCGAGTTGATCAAATCAACCGCACTGGGGATCAATCCCAGGGATACCGCCAGATCGATGCTGGACATGATGGCGGGCAACCTGCAGCACGCGCTGGTGGTTGCCAGGACCGAGCAGCTTCGGGCATATCGCGAGGCCAGCCGCCAGCAGATGATCGCCAGCGGGGTAGTGGATGGGTATATCCGGCGCTGTGCGCTGAACCCGTTGACCTGCGTGGCCTGCCTGGCGTTGGATGGAACCGAGTACCCGACAGACACGCTGATGGAGGTGCACCCCAATGACCGCTGCTTCATGCAGCCAAAGGTCAAGGACCTGAAGCCAATAGAGCAGATGAGCGGGGAAGCCTGGTTCGGGCAGCAGACGGAAGATGTGCAGCGTGGGATATTGGGAAATTCTTATTTTGACGCCTGGAAATCCGGGAAGTTTGAGTTCCGCCAATTGGCGAGAACAACCGAGCATGATGTGTGGGGAGCGACCGTGAGGGTCACCCCGCTTTCAGAGTTAATACCTACGGGCCGAGATGGCCAGTAAGAAAGGGAACGAGATGTTCAAACCATTTATAGTTTACGAAGCCGATAAGGGCACAGCCGGAGGATCCGGCGGTAACGCGGATGGCGAACAGGCCAACCGAGAAGCCAGCGAGACGCTGGAGTATGAAAGCTGGATCAAAGAGCAGCCGGAACCGGTCAAGACTCTGTTGGACGGTCATGTAAGAGGTTTGAAAAGCGCTTTGGATTCTGAGCGGGAGAGCCGCAAGGACCTGGATAAACAGGTGCGGGAGCTGGCTGGGAAGGCCGAGAAGGGCAGCGATGCCGAGAAGAAACTCACCGAACTGGCTAACCAGATATCCGAGGCAGACCAGCGGACAGACTTTTACGAGGATGCCCACCGGTCCGGGGTTACCAACCTCAAGCTGGCTTACCTGGTTGCCAAACAGGAAAACCTGTTTGACCGCAAAGGTCGAGTCGATTTTGAGGGACTGAAGAAGGAATATCCCGAGCTGTTTGGCTCGAAGGCCAAAGCGGCTGAGGGCAACGCCGGGAACGGCACGAATAATGGTCAACCGGCTTCACGGTCGATGAATGATTTCATCCGGGCCGCAGCCGGTAGAAAATAATTTTGAAAATTACGGAGGAATAAGCAATGCCTTACAACAGTTTAATTTCACGTACCGACGCTGCCGCGTTGATCCCGCAGGAAGTATCAGCCGAGATCATCAAGGCCGTCGCTGAAACCAATCCGATCATGCGCCTGGCGCGGCGATTGCCAAATATGAGCCGGGCGCAGCAACGCATCCCAGTGATGAGCGCCCTGGCCACCGCCTATTTTGTGAGCGGAGATACCGGCCTCAAGCAGACCAGCGAGGTGAACTGGGAAAGCAAGTACATCGACGCCGAGGAAGTTGCGGTGATCGTCCCAGTGCCCGAGGCAGTCCTTGAGGACTCTAATTTCGACATCTGGGGCGAAGCCAGACAATCCATCGTGGAAGCGCTTGGCAAGGCTGTTGCCCAGGCTGTGCTGTACGGGACCAATATCCCGGCAACCTGGACGACAAACCTGGGCGCGGCTGGGATCGTGACAGGCGCGACCACAGCCAGCCAGACCATCTCTGCCGCGGCATACGGCGACATGTACGAGGCGATCCTGGGCGAGAAAGAAGACGGGACCGACGGCCTTTATATGTTAGTTGAAGCGGATGGATTTGGCGTAACCGGCGCAATTGCTCATCTCTCGATGAAGGGCAAGCTGCGCAATACACGGGATGCAGATGGTATGCCGGTATTCAAGACCTCGATGCAAGATCCAACCCGCTACGAGCTGGACGGCGCGCCGATCTACTTCCCGAACGATGGCTCCATCGTGGCCGGATCAAGCCTGTTGATCGCCGGGCAGTGGTCTGAGCTGGTCTATGCCATCCGGCAAGACATCACCTACAAGGTGCTGACCGAGGCCGTGATCCAGGACGGATCCGGGGCAATCGTCTATAACCTGGCACAGCAGGACATGGTTGCACTGCGGGCTGTGATGCGCCTGGGCTTTGCGCTGCCGAACCCGATCAACCGGGTGAACACAACCGCAGCCACCCGCTTCCCATTCGCAGTTCTGACCGCCTAAAGGAGGCGCAAAATGGGTCTATATCCGAAAAATCTCAATGAGTACGTGGCCAGCATGGGTATCCCACGCGGGCCGAAGAGTAAGGCATTCCTGGTTGACCCGGTGAATGGCAGTGATACTAATCCGGGTACCACCTGGCTTGCGCCACTGAAGAGCCTGGAAGCTGCTGAAGCGCTGTGCACGGCCAACCAGCACGATACCGTGCTGTTCCTGGCTGGGGCGACGGCTGACAATCCAACTGCCGAGATCACCTGGGATAAGAGCTACACCCACCTGATCGGTATAGGATCGGAAGTATACGGCGTTGGTCAACGATGCCGAGTTGTAGCTTCAAGTGCGAGCATCCACAACACAATAACATTTTCTGGTAATGGATGCATCGTTAAGAATATGCAGTTCAACAATGAGCACGCTTCAGGTGCGGCAGTTGGGATTGCACTCGTGACCGGACAACGAAACTTTTTCGAGAAGGTATTTTTCATGTGCCCGACCAGTCAGGATGCGAACTCATACTCCCTCAAGATCACAGACGGCGGAGAAAATGTGTTCAAGGATTGCACAATCGGTCAACATACGTTGGTAAGAAATGCAGCTTCTTTCGGTCTATGGATCGCTAAGGGAGCTGGAGAGGCAAACCCAACCCGCAACAAGTTCCTTCACTGTGAGTTTCTGTCATGGTCTGGGTCGGCCAATCATGTATTAGTCAAGGTTGCTACCGACGTAGATGTTGAAGCCTTCACAATTCAGTTCGAAGACTGTCTGTTCTCGAATATCAACGGTGGGTCATTATTGACCGCCGCCATAGTCGATGGTGCCACAGAAACCCATCACAGAATTTATCTGCGGGGTAGCAATAACTGCGTAGATGGATGCACAGCAGTTGCCAACCCCTTGACCTACGTTTACACTCCCGACGTAGAAGATGCTGTGAGTGGACTGATAATGATCGCAGTGGCCGAATCCTAATTTGAGGTACTAATGGCCAATAAAAAGAAGTTCAAATTCTATAAAATCTGTCCTGTTTGTGGTGGTACGGGAAAGTCAAATACCGGGAATAATATCCCCGGATCTCCTATTAACGCACCAGTCTGTCCGCGATGTAGGGATGAAACCGAACCTTTCGGTGTAGTGGTATTTGATGGACTTCGCCATGTTTATGCAGGAAGATTTGAAGAAGTTGTAACCGAAGCATAATCACAAACAATCCCCGTCCAGCAATGGGCGGGGAGTAGGAGACAAAACAATGACTGCTGAAATCGTAAGTGATGGCCCACAATCGGGCTGGCTTAAAATCTACGTGGCTGGCAATTCCACTGCGGGAGGGGTTAACTCTCTTGGCAGTATTGCCAATCCAGAGGGTGTAGCTCTGCACATAACTGACGCATATCTAAAGACGGTTGTTGATGCAGATGCCGCCGCAACCCTGGATATCGGCATTGGCGCATCGGGAGCGGATTCGTCCGATCTGTGTTCCGCCTATGATATCAATGGCGCAGCTCACGAGGCGGTGATTTACATCATCGGAAAAGATCGGGCGTCTGAAGCCGCAGCGACGACCCCATACGGGTTGCTGTGGGCAGCGACTACATACCTAAATTTCTACAATCCAGCCGCACAACTATCAGCGCCCTGGGAAGGGTATCTTTATGTTCGTTACATTCGCATCGGCGAAGATGTTGCCGCGTAGGAGGCTACTATGACAGCTACTCTCGTAACGGATGGGCCTCAATCAAAATGGATGAAGGTTCATGTCAAGGGAAATGCCACAGCCGTGGCGAATAGTCTCGGAAGTATTGCCAATCCTGAAGGCGTTGCGCTGCATATTACAGATGGCTATATGTACACGATTGCCCCATGTGCAGGGTCTGCGGACCTTGATGTTGGGATTGGGGTAACGGGCGCAGATTCAACTAACCTCTTATCTGACATATCGATCGATGGATTGGCGGCGTCTGCTGTGCATTACGTCGTTGGAAAGGATGCTTCATCTCAGGCTGCCGCGACTTCTCCGAAAGGATTGTTATGGGCGGCCGATACGTTCTTGAATTTCTACAACCACAATGCCGCAGAATGTGCAGCCTGGGAAGCATATTTCTACCTCCGGTACATCCGAATTGGGGATGATCTGACCAGAGCCTAAGGTTGGAGGAATCGATGACAGCCTCTGCGACCGCTGAACAAATAGCAAAAGTGCGTCGGATGACAAATGAACCGAATACGACAACGTATTCGGATGTAGCCGTCGAAGGCTACATCGAGAGTTACCCACTAGAGGATGCACGCGGGGAGTATCCAACGGTGGAGAGCGAGACGACGCCCGGCACGCTGGAGGAAAATCCAGACTGGACGGCGACCTATGACCTGAACGCTGCGGCAGCCGACATCTGGTCTGAGAAGGCCGCAGTTCTGGCTGGAGATTTTGATTTCCAGGCGGATGGCGGCCAGTACAGCCGCAGCCAGGCATACAGCCAGGCGATGCAGCAGAGCCGGTATTACCGGAGCAGGCGGGCGATCAAGACGATCACCCAACGACCTGAACCCTTGCTGTAGGGCAGGGAAGAACTGGACGACGACGAATGAGAGCTTTCACCGCCGCTGAACTATCCCGGATGCAAGACGCGCAGGAAGAAGGCATGATGGATACCTGCGAGCTGCTGATCCGCACCGAGCGGGCCAGCGACGAGTACGGTATGCCGGTGGTGCAGTGGGTGACGCAGGGGCCAATCGCCTGCGGGCTGGACGATACGGCCAGCCCGGAGATGCTGAACGCCGAGGCGCACGTGTTCGATGCGCAGCTCAGGCTGCCAATTGATACGGTGATCGAGGCGGTGGACCGGGTGCGGATCACGCATCGCTTTGGGGCCATGCTGGCGGAGCCGGTCGAATACGAGCTTCTCGGGGATGCGCTGCGCGGGCCGAGTGGGCTAATGGTGAAACTCCGTTCGACGGAGTTGGAGAGCCAATGAGCGACGCTGGTGTTGAGGTCACGATGTACCTGGATCACGTGGAGGTGGTGGTTGAAGAAGCGACCGCCGAGGTGCTGAAGCAACTGGCGTACCGCATCGTGGAACGGACTCAGGGAAACATCCGCAGCAACGATCAGATCGATACCGGGTACATGGTGAACAGCATTTATCCAATCTGGAAGGATGGATCAAGTTTCCTTGAAGCAGCCTCTGCTGCCGAAAGTATGCCGGATGTCAGCAAAAAGGGATATGGTTCGCGTGCCGGACGGACAGTGATCAATGAAACTCTTGAAGCCGGAGCGAGCGCGGCGGTGGTGGTGGGTGCGAACTACGCGATCTACCAGGAAGTGCAAAAACCCTTCCTATATCCTGCAGCAGAGCTGACAACTGGATCGGGTGAGTTCGAGGCTGAGGCACAGCAAATCTACAAGGCGATGCTGCCCAATGAAGGGCCAAAGGCTTAATCATTATGGTGGATGTTGAATCGGTAATCCGAACGTACCTGGTAGGAATTTCTAAGATCACAGCAGTGTTCGGAAGTCGAATTTATGCAGGCAGGAACCTGCCTGCCGGGTACGAACCGAGGATCGGTCCTGCCGTACTGCTGGCGGTGCGCGGCGGGACGATGGATTACTCCAGTAAGGTGCTAGAACCGTCGGTGCAGATGCGGATCTACGCCGAGACGGAAGCCAAGGCACGTGAGTCCAGCGGAAAAATCTTTGACGGGATCAACGAGACCCGCAGCAGACAAATCATATATGCCAGGATGGAAGACGGGACGATCCCGGTCTTGATGAACGAGCCAGTGTCGAACTGGCCTTACATGCTGGCGTATTATAAGTTTCATATTGGAAATGAGTAAGGAGGCTTAAATGGCTTATGCAAGCTCAGTTGCGCTAGTAATTTATGACATTACGCGGGCGGGGATTTCCCTGGATAAGAACATGGTGACCCCAACGGCGACGCACGGCAACAAGTTCGCCAACGATGGCAAGACGTTTCTGTACGTAAAAAACGGGTCCGCAGCTCCAATTACGCTCACATTTGATACACCTGGCAGCGTAGATGGGCAAGCGCTGGCCGATATGGTCATCACAGTCCCGGCGACAGCAGACGAGAATGGTAAGGACGAGATGCTGATCGGGCCGTTCACCACAATTTTTAACCAATCGGATGGTAATGTGTGGGTAGTTACCTCACTGGTTACCACCATCACAATGGGCGCTTACCGCCTGGCAAACGCATAAAGGAGGCTTAAATGGCATATGCGAGCGCAGTTGCGCTAACAGTTTATGAAATTGCCCGGGCGGGGGTTTCCCTGGATAAGAATATGGTGGCCCCGACCGCAACGCATGGGAACAAGATCCCCAATGATGGTAAGACGTTCCTGTACGTGAAGAATGGCAGCGGCGGTGACATCACCGTGACCATCGATACGCCAGGCAGCGTGGACGGGCAGGCGATTGCGGACTTGACTTTCACAGTCAAGGCAACCGGCGATGCCAACGGGTTAGACGAGCTGCTGGTAGGTCCATTCACCAGCACGTTCAACCAGTCCGATGGCTATGTGTGGGCAATTTGTTCAGCCGTAAATACCATAACGATTGGCGCTTATCGGGTAGCCAATCCATAAAGGAGATGATCCATGTCTAGTGTTGCAGATATTATCGTTAGTCCGTGCCGCATCCTGTATGCGAATTACGGCACTGGTAGTGTGGCCGATACCGTGGCAGCCGCGGGAAGTTGGGGAGCTTCGTGGACTGAGCTGGGCTGGACCGAAACGCCGCTCAGTATTCAGTTAGAACGCGAGTTCCTGGAGCATGAAATTCAAGAGTCGTTAGGAAGCGTTGGGCGGGCGCTGATATCCGAGAGTTTGATTATCGAGACCACACTCAAAGAGTTGACCGGCGGGAACCTAACCCTTGCCCTGGATGGTGTTTTGACCCAGACTCCGGCGGGAGCGAGCCAGCCCGCCAAGGATGAGATTGTTGGCGGGGACGACTCCAATCCAACGGTAAAGACCTGGGGATTTGAGGGTAATTATGTATCCGCTGCGGGGAATACTCACCCAGTGCGCCTGTATATCTGGCGCGGGACAATTGAAGGTGGAGTCAAGTTGGAATTCGGAAAGAAAGTATCCACGGGAGTCCCGATCCGGATCAAGTCGATTCACGACATGACCAAGAGCGCAGGAGCAAGACTGTATAAGATCACTAAGATCACCGCTCCGGCAAGTTCGTAATATAAGAAGGGGCACGGCATTCCCACGTCGCTTCGCTTGCGGGACTAAAGTCCGTGCCCCAACCGTTTCCCGAGGAGGAAAGATGAAGGAAGTCGTTGTCACGCTGGGGAAAAAAGAATACATCCTAAAGCCGCGACCGATCCGGCAGGCACGAGAAGTGCGTAAGATGATCGAAGCCCCTTTTGGACAGGCAATTGGTGCGCTGACCGCGGTGCCGGACCAGGATTTATCGGACGTGCAGGGATTGGGGAAACTGGCGCTGTCGCTCAAGGATGCGCTGCTGGGCAGCATGGATATCCTGCTGGAGGTCCTGGCGGCATTCTGT